CAAACCTGGACAGATGTTAGCAGTACCAATCACAGAGGGTGAACGTCCTATGTGTGCTTATTTTGTTAAAGATATCAGTCGCCAAAGCGAAGTGGTTGACTATGGTAAAATATGGTAAAGAAAGGATTAACGATGTGGAGACTTTGGGCCAAAGCCCTAGGGCAAAAAGAAGGCATCACCAACAGTGAAGCAGATGTTGTGGCAGCAGTTAGAACAGCTATTGTAGCATTATATATCGTTACTAACCTGTTTATCATAGCAGGTATTTTGAGACATTGGAATGGGTAATCTAGTACCGGGTGCAACTTATATATACGAAAGCCCTGATGGTGGCGACACAGTCTATGCCCGTGAAATGGGCGCAGCACCAGAATCTCGTGTAATGATTGGACAAAGTTGGATGGCCAAACAACAGATAGAAAAGCGTATGTGGGCGGAAATATATGATAAACGTAATCAAAATACAGCTTTACAACATGCGGTAGAAGAATGTATAATTATATATAAGCTCTCAGAGGATTATGAAGATGGCATTTAACCCGGACCAATTTAAAAAGAAAAAGAAACGAGCAGTCAATCCTGATGCACCACCGCGTCCAAACTTGCTTAGCCAGGACAAGAAACTACGTGAAACTACAGAAGCATTTGGTAAACTACATGACATGGTAGCTAAACAACAGGCCGCTATCGATTCATTGCAATCTAAATATATTAGTATGCAACAGAGTGTAGAACAATTAATCAATTACATAAGAAATAAACAATGAGTAGTAGTTTAGAAATCAAATATGAAATGCAGGCGTTTGATCGTAAGGATCGAGCTTACTATGATAATTTTACAGATGATGATCGTAAGAAATTTTCAACATATCTAATGTTGAAATATGGTGCTAATACCAGCGGCAGTCGAGACCTGCAGGCCTACTACTTGATGGCTACCAATGAACGTGTAAACAAACACTTCTTTGAATTAGGCAAGCATCCAAAATTACAATGGTTATGTTGTACCAGTGTAAGTCCATCGATGGGCGGTCAGTTTCACTACTGGCTCAATGCTAAGAAGAAAGAGGGAGATAATAAAAGTCAAAAGTTCTTGGCCAAATTATATCCAAATTTAAAAACAGATGAAATAGATCTACTAGCGAAAATCAATGACAAACGAGAACTTGCAGACCTGGCACGCAGTCTCGGATTTGATGACAAGTCAATTAAAACCGAGCTATAAGTGTCGCTATTGTGATAAAGAATTCCGCAAAGAAAGTTCTTTAGCGGTACATTTGTGCGAACAAAAAAGACGTTGGCAGGAAGAACGAGAAACTGGTGTACAGTTTGGACTCCAGGCATACCTACGTTTCTATGAACTAACACAGGGTTCGGCTAAGATGAAGTCTTATGCGGACTTTGTTGCCAGTCCCTACTATCGTGCGTTTGTCAAGTTTGGACGTCACATGGTAGGTATCCGTGCTGTCAACCCAAAGATGTTTATAGATTATGTAATCAAAGAAAATAAAAAACTTGATCATTGGACACATGAGCGGGTTTATTTAGAATATCTTAAAACATATATGCGCAAGGAAGCAGTACAAGATGCACTTGAACGAGCACTAAAGGAGATGCAGGATTATGCAGATGAACATCAAGAGTTTAAAAATGGATTTAGTGACTATTTTAGGTTTGGCAGTGTTAATCGCATCTGTCATCATATTGCTAATGGTAGGGTCAGTCCTTGGATCGTGTTTAATTGTCCTAGCGGTATCGCATTCCTTGACAGTCTCAATGATGAGCAGATTGGCTTGGTACTGCCTTGGATTGATCCGGATTATTGGCAACAAAAATTTCGAGACTATGTAGCGGACACTGAATGGATAAAACAAATATTGAAGGAAGCGAATTTATGATCGCTGATGAATTACGTGAATTATTTGATGGAATAAAAGGTGAAATAATGTTGTTGCGATCAGATATTACTTTAATTAATTATGACCTGACACAGATCAGAGAACAATTAGATCGAATTGAGAATAGTAGACAGCAATCAGAAGAAAGTATAGGAATTGCCCCAGGCACTCCGCCACCAGATTTCTTACCACCGGAATACAAATGAAATTTAAAAGCGATATCGACATAGATTTAGCTGATCGTCAACAGGTATTGGACTTGCTAAACGTCACTCCAGCTAGTATCATACGTGATGGCAAGTTAACTCGTCATAACACAGGTGTGTATGCCACAGACATACCAGTAGATCCATTCTCAGGATCAGCCAGTTTAGATTATCAAGCGGCAGAAGCTCGTGGATATATGAAACTAGACTTGCTAAACGTACACGTCTACAAACAAGTCAAGAGCGAAGAGCACTTGATTACACTCATGCAGGCTCCTGATTGGGCCAAGTTATATGACCCATCAATATGTGCGCAGTTGATCCACATCAATAATCACCTTGATACCTTGCTTAAAATGCCAGAGCCTGTGGACAGTATTCCTAGACTGGCCATGTTCTTGGCTGTGATCAGACCCGCAAAGAGACACTTAATAGGTAAGACTTGGAAGGAAGTTGCTGAGACGGTTTGGGATAAAGTCGAGGGTGAGTACGCATTTAAAAAGTCTCATAGCCTTGCATATTCAACTTTAGTAGTGGTAAATCTTAACTTACTTTCCTGACTAAGGTAATACTACGACGCTTACTGCGTTTATTAGCTATTTCTTTTAGGCTTATGTAAGGCCCGTGTTTTATTTCTACGTCTTTGCTATTGAATGTTTTTAAACAGACTCTAAACTCTACCCAATCCTGCTTTAAAAACACATTGATAGGTACTAATCTATTACTTTCCCACCACCATTGATCCGCTAGTTCTAGGAATATGGTTTTCTGTGTGAGTGTGCGCAGAGCCGCATAGTCGTAGATAGTGGTGATCAACTCGTCTGAATTCTGTATGATGCCAATATAATCATTGCCGCCATAGGTGATATAGCTGATAAACGGGTATTGATCCAAGAGTTTTTTGTAACTGTCTTCCATATGCGCCGCGATAAATATACTAAAGAGATCGAGACAGAATGCCTACAATCACAAGTTATTTAGCAATCCAAAAGATACCAGTAGAAGTTTTGGACTACAGCGATCCCACATTAAAAACGAGGTACCGACCAGTGTATGCACGCCCTATAAAAGTCTATCAAGGCATAGACAACCCACTACAAATAGTTGTTAAGAATCAGGATCAAAAACCTGCTAATCTCGTAGGTTACAGTGTCCGGGTTGACATACAGGACCCTGATAATCAAGTCACTGCCTACAGCTTTACTGCCAATGCTGCCAGTTCATACACTAATCTAACCATTGGTACTACCACTGTAAACTTTTCAGCCAATGTGGTCAACAGCTTAGACCAACGTTTTTATAAACTAACCACAAGATTGATCAAAGTCAGTGACAGTTCAGAAGCACCATTATACATGGACGATAACTTTGGTGTGCCCTTAGACTTAGAAGTATTACCAGCTTACTACGCCAGTTCAAATACCGTTATTAATCTCGGCGAAACTATCATTGATCCAGGACTATTGCCTTAATGACTATAACCTATAGCAACGTAGCAGTTACCAGCGTATTCCTTAAACGCGGTAACACCATACAAAACAACAGATACTTAGGCCTGACTGGTGAAGTCACTGTGGACACACAGGCCTATACCTTGCGCATACACGATGGTATAAGCACGGGTGGTACACAGATACGGTCAACAGTTAATTTAAGCAGTTACTCGGGCAATATCATACCTAGTGCTAATAGTGTTTACAGTCTAGGCAGTATCACCAGTCAATGGCGACATCTATACGTCAGCAGTAATACTATTTACATTGGTGGTACAGCACTAACGATCGCCAACGGTAATCTAACAGTTGGTGGTAACGCAGTCACTGGCACAGGTGGTGGCAACGTAGCCAACCTATGGAACAGTGGAAAAACAGTCAGCCTTGGCACAAATGGAATAACAACATTCCCTGGTGATATTTATTTTAATAACAACAGCGGTGTAATTGAACAAGGTGCGAATAGACTTACAATCACTGGTAATGCTATTCAGGTTAATACTGGCGCTTACTTCAATGACGATGGTGAAGCTGCGATATTTGCCAATACATCTGTACAAATAGCTACTAATAGTAACAGCGTTAATCCACCACTTTGGGATTTTAGCTCCACTGGTAAACTGACATTCCCTAATGGGTCAACATTTGACGGCTATGATCTTGTTGCTTCGCCAAATAGTTATATCGAGTTTGGTGGTTATACTGGCAATACTTGGGTGGGTCTTGACAATAATAGTGCATTTATCCAAACAAACTGGAACGCAGCACAAAGGCAGTGGACCTTTGACGCGACAGGCAATGTAACATTCCCAGATAACACAGTGCAACAGACAGCATTCAGCAACACAGCACCTATCATCACTGTGTTAACTGCTAACAGCTATCAACAACAGGCACTGATTGGAAACTTACAAGCCAGTGCTTACAGTAATGTCAACGTTGCAGCATTGATTACTACAAATGGATTAACAAACTATAGTAATGTCAACCTAACCGCTTATCTAGGTGGAGCAGTAACCATTGGTGGAAACTTAACAGTCAACGGCAATTTATTCCTTAACGGAAATGCCATATTACTCAACACTAACAATTTAATCATCAATGATAATATTATCTATTTTGCCAATGCCAATCCAGCTAACTCATTAGACATTGGAGTCGTTGGACATTTTACTGCTACCCGATATCAACACACAGGTTTGGTCCGTCAGGCGACCAGCGGCCAATGGCAACTGTTCAGCAACGTAACAGCTGAGCCTGGTAATACCATTGACTTTACCAATGCTGTCTATGACGACATCAGAGTTGGTAACATCACATCACCAACTATCACAGGCATCAATACCAATGTATCAGCCGCCAACGTAGGCATCATTGGCTATATAGATCAGGCCAACACCATACAATCAGCACAACTAACTGCGGCCAATACTGCCTGGGCTGCAAATGCCAGTGCTCAACAGACATTAATTAGTTCATTACAAAGTAATGCTGCGACACAAAGCGATTTAATCATTGGTATCAATGCCAACGTTGCTGCAGCCAACGTAGGTATAATTGGTTATATTAATCTAGGCAATACCATACAGTCAGCGCAGGTAAATGCGGCCAACTTGGCCATCACAGCAGCCAACGTAGGCATTAAAGGTTACGTTGACCTGGCCAACTCAATTCAGTCAGCTCAGATAAGTGCGGCCAACGTAGGTATAATTGGTTACATCGATCAAGGTAACAGTATTCAAGCAACTGCTATAACCACTGCTAATACAGGTATGAAAGGCTATGTTGATAGCCAAACATTCTACAGCAATGCTCGTGTAGCAACTTACTTACAGTCAGGCAATATCGCTAATATATCAGCGGCAGGTAATGTAACTGCTACCTACTTCCTAGGTAATGGGGCACTACTAACTGGCATAGTCGCATCAGGTGGTGGAGGAACGAACTATTCAAACACCAATGTAATCGCTTACTTGAATGCCACTGGTTATAATCTATATTCAAACGTTAACGTAGCGGCTTATCTAGCTGGTACCAGTTATACTGGCTATTCTAATGTCAATGTTAATGCTTGGTT